GCTGTTTGTGAACCTGATTGGCATTGCAACGATATTTTTCGTACTCCTGTACGCGTTGCTTCCGGCACTTGGGCTTCAACAGCCGTAGCTGGTGCATTATTGTACCGCTTCGATTTTCCCGATCTTATTTTTAAGATAGATAGATTTACCAAAATGCTCAAACGCTTCACTTTTTTCCGTGGCACTTTTAAATTACGCATAGAACTTAACGGTACCGACATGCACGCTGGTCAGTTGCTGTTGGCTGTTCGTCCCAACACTTTATTGCCACGAGACCCTAGCAATGCTGTTACACCACCTTTAAATAATCTTATGCAGAACAACCATATTACTTTGCTCGCCCGTGCCAACACAGTGGCGGAAATTGATATTCCTTGGTATTCTATATATGATTACATGTCAACCGAAAATTCTCTTCCTGCACCATACACCGACTGTGCAAACGAGACCTATGCCACCGCTTGGCTTGTTGTTCGTAATAAGCTCAATCCCGGTACCACCGCTTCCACATCTTTAGGATGGACCGCATACGTTAACGCGTCTGACATTCACATGTCCATTCCCAAACCTTCTTTAGGTTTTGCTCAAGGTCTTATTGATGTCACTAATATAAATCAAACGCTTAACAATGTGACAGATTCCACGTTGCCTATTAACATGGAAGGTGATGATTTTGACGTTACAGCTCTCGATCTTCCTACCGATCCTACCAATCCTACTTTAGTTACTCACCGCAATTTTTCTTCACTCTCTTCGTGCAAGGGCGTCGTTCCCACTGAACGTATGTCCATGTATCCTGAGACAATGACCATTTGTCGTTATTCATCTTTCGACCAATGTTGATGAGATGCTTCTTTCCAACCTCATCACTATACCATCCATGCTTACACCTTTTACCATTTCCACAACTTCCACATTTGGCACCATTTTATACAAAGTGCCTATTTCTCCTACAGTCGGCTACCAATACCAGGGCACGGGCTCTAGTGTTTTAAACAATTCTACCACTCTTGGCTATTTTGCCAACATGTTCGCTTATTGGCGTGGAGATATTGTTTTTTGCATTGAAGTTGTTGGCTCTCAACATCATACTGCCAAGCTTTTTGCTGGATATGCATACAATGTCAACGACGTCCCGAATTTTTCCGTCGGAAACATTGACCCCAC